ATAGGCTTAATTCGTAGTTTTCAAACATTTCAGCTATACTCATTTCTGCGCTATATTTCTATGTACAATATAAATATCTTGCTCTACTGCGCTTAGCCTTTTGTCAAGTCCATACAATTCAACGGTTAGCTTTGTCATTGAATTTTCAATATTATTTGCTTTTTCTGTTAACTTATCTACTTGCTGAATTAATCTGTTAAGGAAATAGGCTATAATTCCAACGAATATTCCGCCAACGGTTAATAGTATAGTTATGGTTTGAGGATTCATTTAGCCTATTTTTGGAGTTTCTTTTAAAATACTTAATTCTTTTTTCAACGCCTCGTTTTCCTCAATCAACTTCGCAATAGTTCCTGCGGCCTCTAGCCTAAACTCATGGAAGAATCCGTCCTTTTCTTCTGCGCTTAAATTCTTTCTTAGATTCTCATTAAAGAAGATTAAACAATCTTTTGGGGTTTTTGAGTTTAATTGTACTGGTTGTGGTTGTTCGCTCATAGCTTATAATTTAATTTTTTCTGCTGCCTTCTCTACATGATTGGCATCTAGTTTATTTAAAAGCGAAGATAATAATTTACCGCCTTTTTTTAGCATTCCTATCTTTTTATTAAATCCTAATACTGCACTTATAGTATCATCAGGATTGCCGAACTTATAACCACCTTTTTGAATCAATACATCGTTCATTAAGTTGCTCAACACCACATTCCCTAGTTGGTCTAATGATAGCGCAATACTTAAAGCGTAGTCATTTAATCTATTCCATCGTAAACGCAATGTTATTAATGAGTAAGCCCAACCCAACGGGAAAAGAACCCACGATAATAAACGCGCGATTATGAGGAGTAGTAAGCCCATTACGCTACATTTACAACTGTTAAGCCTAAAGCCTCTAACTGTAATTTGATATACCCGTACAACACCCCAAAATAGCTTTCTAGTGTCATAGTATAATCGAATGGAGTTCCATTGCCTTTCAAAGCAAAACGCTTAGGAAATTGAACCTCGCATTGGTTAGCGTTGTAGTCTGCATTTCTTTCTGCCTGACTTTTGAACGTGGTTACATTAATGTAAACATCGCCAGCTTTATTTGGCTCTGTGCTATCTATAACAACATAACATTCATTTGATGAACTTATTTCGTTGCCTTTTTTAATTCCTACTACTGATGTGATTTTAAGTGCCATATCTTTTAATTTAATTTATTCCATGCTGAACCATCATAACCCCACCAACCTTTACTTGTAATTGTTGAACCTATGCCGTTAGTTGAATATACCAACAAACCTTCTGCTGGTGAGCTTATTGCTTCCGCTTGTGTTGCTGTCATAACAGGAGGTAAAAAACCTTTAGTAGTGCTTTTTACTTGGAATAACGCGGACGCATCTATTGTAGCATCACCCACAATCAATGAGTTATAGAAATACGATGTACTTGTACTATTTAAGGAAATTAATTGATATACCTGATTCCCCCAAATATCAATAACACCTTGATTATCTTCTGCTTGTACCCTCATCTTAGTGGCTCCACCGTGTGAAATTGCTCTAATAACATATAATTCTTGCCCTCCATTTGCGGCCGCGTAGAATTTGTACTGACCTTTAGCTTCCGCAGAACCATCTCCTAGCCACTTCATAGCGTTTTCGCCACCTGTATTTTGAATTTGAAAGTATTGTGAAGTTGTGTAACCAGCTTTTAATCGTATGTATCTAGTGTTATCATCAATAACCATATCATCAGTAGATACGTTGGTTATATCACTTGTTAGCGCTATTGTTCCGCTTGCGTTAGGTACTGTTAATGTTATGCTTGCAGTATTTCCAGTCATATCTAAATAAAAGGCATAAGCATTAGAATCGACTACCCAACCTAAAGCACCAGTAGCACCTGCAAATAGTTTGCTATTGTTAGCTGCGCCTGTAGGTATTGCGCTTTGATACCGCATGTGAAAATGACCTGCGCCTGCTGTTCCATCTACTTTTAAACTTTCGGCTGTTATTTCATACGCGCCAGCATCCCAATCAGCAGTAAGCGGTGTTGTTCCGTCTGTTTTTACAAATGAACCACTTGAACCACTCGCCGAACTCCATGTAGAGCCATCAAACTTATATAAGCCATCTGTGTTTTTATCGTACACAACAGCGCCTTCTTCAGGCGTTATATTTACCCACAAGTCAGCAGATGAATCGTATTCTACCCAGTCATTTTGTTGCGCTCCATCCCACGCAGCATTTACAGCCGTAGTATCAATCAACACATACCTATTTCCGTGAACCTCTGAAGGTGGCGCGCTCGATGCCGTCACTAAATCCAAAACAGCAGGAAGTACAGGCATCTGTAAATATTCAATCTCGTTAAATCCATCCTTCCAAAACAAATCACCTTTAGCCGCCAAAGAAAAATCTTTAGGGTCGTGAAGTTGGTCGTTTTCTATTTCCTTATGCCAGTTAACTATTCCCATTCTAGTAGAAAATTATTCCGTTTTTATTCTGTTGCTTTTTACCACTCGAATCAAACAAAGGATATTTAGATGAATTCAACTCTTGTTGCTTTTTAATATACTCAACTAAATCTCTCATGTAAATTTCACCCTGTCTAAATACCGCATTTCTTAGCGTACTAAAATCGAACTTGTCACTTTGATTCGTGAACTCGGTTCTATTAATCATTATGCCTTGATTGGTTATATTGTTTCTGCTTTCTGGCATTGCCTCCCAAACGACAAAGAAAGCCAACATTGGCTTAATAAAATTATCAATTACCGTTTGATTGTCGCTAGTCATTGTAGAGGTAGTTTCTACCATGTCTAAAATCTCATCATAATAATCTTCTCCGATTGTACTTTTTAAATACGTTCTTTGAGCGTTTATGATGTATTTATCTAGTATTGCCTTATCAAAATTAATGTTGTTTTGCAAAGCAATATCTACACATTCTTGTGATGTTATTATTTCAGTATTAAAGGCCATTGTTAGAAGTGTTTTGTTTGTTTGTACTCTTCACAAATTCATTTCCTATTTCTTCTCCCTCTTCCATAAACGATTCTAAACCTATTCTTTCACGCGCTTCGTTAATAGTCATAACAGCATTAACATCAATATTTGAATCAACACCAAGCGGCGCTAATTGAATAATACTTACTTCAATCTCATCGTTAAACTCGCGGCTCAATATCTTGTTAACCTCTCTTAATACTGGTGTTTGAAAGTCGGGAACTACGACACCATTCATTACTTTTTGATACTCATTAATAAGCTGTTGATTACCTCCTAATTTACCGCCCGTTTCTTTAACTAATGCTGATGACCATCTATGGCCTGAAATAATATTTTCACTAGCTAACTTATCTAAATCTATAAAGTCACCATCCTTTCCGCTTCCAAACTCATGTATTTTTGCTGCTTGTTCAGGTGAATCTAACATTTCAACAATTATCTTGCTGTTGTTATCTTCACCGCTAAATCTATTCACTATTTTACGTACATAATCCTCTGCTTCCATTCCTTCAGGTGGATTAGAAAACAATTGAACTAATGCCGAAGGAAAGAAACCGTTTTTAAACTTGTTGTTGTTGAATCTAGGAATATTATACTCAACATCTGCCCATTCCAAAGCCTGTATATATTCAGGTATTCCGTAGTAATCGAATTCAGGATAATATTGTTTGATATGTACTAAATACTCTCTTTGCGTTTTGATTCCTCTGTATAAATCAACATCGCTATCAATTGGCGTATCTTTGCTTACGCTTTTATTGTTCAAATTCTCTCTCCAAAATGAAGAGCGATATGTTTTCTTTTTGTCCTTTGATATTCTAACCTTTGTAGCATCTTCACTATATAAGCCAAATACACCTTCTCTAGTCGTTCTAACTACCCATGGATAGGCGTTTGCTAACATTATAAAGTTTGTCATTATGTTGCGAAACACCTCGTTAAAACTTTGGCCATCCGCATTGCATTGCTGAAACCATTTTTTGTATTTAACATCTAATTCATCAAACCTATACTCTTTGTCTTTTATCTTGAATTCAAAACCTTGACCGCAAGCATACGCAATTTTACTTCTAATAATTGAGCCGTGAACTGGTGAACGTCTAGCGCGTAACGCTAAATCATTGATATAAATATTGTTTGAATCTTTGAAAAACGGAATCCACGGGGTATCTGAAACGCTTTGCTCATTCTTTTTCTCTTGTCTTACATTTGTATCAACAAGATTTAAAGAAGATGCTTTTACGTTAAGTTTTTTTGTTGTTTCTGACATAAAACAAATTTAAAAAAAAGGGAGAACTTTTTTACGATTCTCCCTAATTTTATTATCGACTATTTAACTATGAACCAAAGTTCACTGTTCCTGAACTATTGCTAGTTATTGAACCAACAAACTCACGGAATACTTCGGCAGATTTACCAGTGAATGTTAAATCATAACCGTTTAAGCCTTGCAACTCACCTTCAATAGATTGATTAACTGACATTCTTAAACCAGCATCTACACCTAGAATATCATCGTAACCAATAACCAAAGCTTGGTTATAAGTGCCAGTGTCAGTATATGTTTCAACAATCGCAACTACTTTACATGAGTTGAATAATTCTTGAATTGCATTACCTTTTACTTTCTCAATTTTCGGAACATGGATAGTTAAAGTGTTGGTAGAAACAGATGAACCATTCTCGATAGAACCTTCACCAGTCAATACTTTTTTCTCAAACTCACCTTGTACTTCGAACCACTCATCGGCCGTTGAATCCATAGTTACTGACGTGTAACTGTGGTTACTTACACTCGCTGTAAAAGAAGTAATCTTATCGGCATTCGCCAAGTACACGCGTTTTATACCGCCTCTACGGTTTTCGTCCGCGCACGTGATTAAAATATCTTCATCAATATTTGCCATATCTTAAAGTTTTGTAGAATGGTATCACTCGGCCTAGTAGCCGAATGATACTAATTCTGGGTGAATAATTTGGAAACCGATTTTAAACTTAGATGTGATTTTCATTTTCTCATCATCATCATCATTAAATCTAAATTTCAATTCTGCGCTTGGGTCTGTTACATCTGTACCAATTACCAAGTTATCTTTCATTGTTAAAACAATCATGTTATCACCAACGAAAGCAGCTTGTGGATTGTCAGAGTCTGCTAAGTCAGTGTCCCAACCAGTTACTTCGATTAACGGAATACCTCTGAACATCAACGATTGTTTACCATCCATCAACATAGTCAATCCTAAGTTGTTACCAGTACCCAATTGCTCGTAAGTAGTAGTTAAGTTATCAATAACCGTAGCTGTTACATAGAACGCTTTGTCTTTCTTAGCAACTTGACGTAAAACCTTAGTTTGGTTTTCGTACATATATTTTAATGCGTTGTATGCACCGTTTGTTACTAAAGTACCAGCAGTTTCGTATGAACTTGAATCCATATTGAAGAACTGACCTAAAGTAGCAGAAGAATCGATAAACAATTCAACCCATCCATCAGCCATTGAGTAGTCAGCAGAAGAAGCACCAACTTTACCGAACCAAGCGATACGCCCAACATCAGATTTAATTGCTTCAACTACTTTTGTTCTTGCGATTGTTTCGATGATAGTACCTGAAAGGTCAGTGATTTGCACACCTGCTTTCATTGCTTCTTCGAATACAGTATCAAATACCGCATCAACGCACTCTTCTAAGTTTACTTTCACTTTGTTTACATCAAGTACTCTATCTGTGATTGTAGTAGTTCCACCTGTTGCAGAAAAACCGCAAGTAGTGTAAGCACGAACAACTTTAGCTAAAGTGCCTGGTAAATAAAGGTTAATTTTTGTTTTAACGTTCGGCATAACTTTGTAGTTAGCGAATACGTTATCTCTACCCTCTTGGGGTTTGTAGAATAATTGCGACAAGTACTCAACTCCTGCGTACGTGTGCGAAAAACTGGTTGCGATTAAATTTGCCATCTTGATTATTTATTAAATTGTTATTATCTGTTTTGAGCCGCTTTAATTAACCATTGAGCAAATGCACCTTTTTCAGAGTTTTGTGGCTCTGTGTTAGCTGTATTTTGCGCTGCTGGTATTTCTGATTTACTTGCTTTCAAAAGAGCGTTTTCATCTTCTAAAGCAGAAAGTTTGTTTTTCAACTCTTCAATTTCTTGAATTTTGTTGTTAACTTCTGTTTCATGAGATGCAATTACGCTTTCGATTGAAGCAATTTTATTTTTTACTTCTTCGTTATCTAAGATTTTAACCTCAGTAACAACATTGCTTACTTCTTCTTTTTTAGAAGTGAATAAGCTTTTTACTAAGTCTTTCAACTCGGTAATCTCGTTTTTAATATCCATTTCTGAATTGGTTTTATTGTTAATATATGATGCTTTATTATAGCCGTACTTTTTAAGCGTTTGCTCATCAGCCATAGCCGCAATAGCAACACCTTTTTCAATTGATGAAATAAAACCATTAGATAATGCTTCTTGTGCATCCATCCATGTTTCGTCATCCATCATTTGATTGATTTTAGCTTTACTTTTTCCAGTAATATTAGAATAGATAGAAGCTAATCTATTTTTGATAGAATCCAAGAAATCAGCAGTAGATTCAAATTCTTTTGCTTGCTCTCTTAAATCGCTTGCTTCCATATCTGAAAAGTTCATAACCAACAATGAAGGGTTATGAATCATAAAGAAGCTGTTTTCTGTCATCTTAGGTTTCTTTCTATCGGCCAATGCGATAATAGTAGCAGCACTAGCCGCCAAACCTTCGATTTTTACAGATACATTAAAGTTATTTTGTGGAGAAACTAAGAAATCATAAATCGCAAAAGCATCAAAAACACTTCCACCTACTGAATTAATAGTTAGATTAATGTTCTTAACTCCTGCATTTTTAACCTCTGAAATAAATCCTTTAGCAGAAACACCATAAGAGCCTATTTCGGTATCAATCAATAAATCGATTGAATCGGCTGTTTGGTTTTTTATGTTTAGTAATTTACTCACAAATATAATTTTGTGGTAATATTACTATACAATATAAAATTTGTTAGTTCATTTTTTGGGCGATATTTTATACCCTATTATTTTTGTCGGCAATTATTCGCTTTAAATGTGTGTAGGATATATCCCACTTAAAGCATAAATCATCGTAAATAGATTGATTGGTTTTATATACTGCTGGCATCTTATACATTGCCTCAAAGTCCTTTACTATGCAATGGTTTCTAAGAGTTTGGAAGTCGGCCATAGAAGTGTCGACAAGCAATAAAACTATTTCATCAATGCTCCTTCCTTCTATTCTCTGTTGAAGGTATTTTTTTAATGTTTCTTTGTTTACCATTTACTACTTGTGTTAATCCAAAAATCTCGCACATGTTTTCTGCACTCACCACATTTATTATCGTATGGGTGAATATGCTTATTAAACATTTCGAATAAATATCTTAATGCTTGTGCATCTGGTTGAAGTTTGCCAGCTATTTTATTAGCTGCTTCTTTTATCTTCTGCTTCTCTTCGATAGGTATCGCATTTACCCTATCTGTTACGCTTACTTTTATTGCCATTTATTACCTTCTTTGTGTGGGCATTTAGCAGCCTCAAATAATGCCTTAGCACTAATAAAGCAACTACAAACGCCGCATTGTAATTTGTTTTTAAATTTAATACTTCCTTTTAGAAAACTTGCATCTTTCTTGCTTAATTCGCAATTAGTGCATATCTCTAAACGCTTATTGTATTCTTCATCGCTTACTAACATTACCCAAAAGTTGCTTGTGTTTGTACATTACTTACTTTGCGCGCTACGTTTGCCGTATCTACCGCATTATTTATTACAGGAATAGCGCCTATTGAATTTACTACTGCTTTCGTAATCCTAAACTCCATTTCTTCCATATTTAATTGCGCTTGCTGTTGCTTAACAAAACCTCCATTTGCATAGCCAAAGTTAGGAACTAAATTTGGTTTTCCCGTTCTAATGCTTTCTAATCTATTAACAAGTTCAGAACCTTCGCGAGTACCTAGCACCCATTTAGGCGCAACATACTCGCCTTCGTGAACAACCCCAGCTTGTTTAAAACCTGTGCTATCTTTTTTGCCGAACCCGTCACCAGTATAACCCCCTTCAGCAAATTGTTGGCTTAAAATCGCTGCCGATTGAATACCAGCACTTGCAACAGCCAAACCAGTTAATATCGCGGCCTGTGAAATACCAGCCGCCCCAAATGTTACGGCGTTTGAAGGATTGGCAGCCGCAGAAGTTTGAATAGATACTATTTGCTTTGCTAGTTCGATAGCAACGAAAGCTAAATCACGTTTCTTTTTATCTTCAAACGCTTTCTTTTCTATCTCTTTTCTCTTTGTTTCATACTCTGCTTGTGTAATCAAGCCTTGTTCATTCTTAGCTTTAAGGTTATCGAGTTCAATTTGCTTTTCTCTATCGGCTCTTTGTCCTGCTAGATTTACTAATGTTGTAGCGAATTGACCTGCAACTTCTATTGATTGTTGTAGTATTTCTCTTTTAGCTTCCTCAACTCTTTTTGATTCCTCTATTTGCTTGTCGGCCGTTGTTTTGTTTATAGCCGCAATAGCATCGGCCGCCTCTTGCTCGATTATTATCTTTTGGTCAGCCGTCAATTCAGCGTTTTGCAACTCAAAATCTCTTTTGGCTTCAATTGCTTTTACTTGCGCTTCTTGCTCTTCTTTGCTTCCGTTTTCAGTTAATAATACAAGGGCTTTGTTGTGTTCTTCTAGTGCTTTTAATTCTTTATCGAATTGCTCTTTAGAATCTACTTCCCGCGCTTTCTTTTCTTTACTTAATGCGGTTGTCTTTATTGCATTGATTGCATCAGCCTTTAATTTTTCATTCGCTTTACTTTCTTCAATCTTTTTAATGTTGGCATCGCGTTCAATCGTTATTTCTTTTAGCGTTCTTTGTAGTGTGTTTTCTTCCAATGCAGCATTTAGCTTTACCGTTTCAGATAATACACTTTCATTTGCTTTTTTTCGCTCCTCTAGTTCTTTTTCTGCTGCCTCTTTTCTCTTTAACGCTTTTTTAATTATCGCTTTTTCTTCTTCGCTAACTTCTTGCTCTAATCTTGCTTTTAACTGTGATACAGATTCTTTATTTATTTGCGCAGTAAACGCCTTCTCTATTTGTAATTGTTGGTTTTTAAGGTCTGCTGCTTTTTTTTCTGCTTCAGCTTTTTCTGTTTCTACTTTTTTGGCTTTCTCTATTTCTTTATTTATATCTCTGTAAAGCTGCCTTCTTACGGCTATTTTACCATTTAAAACCTCTATTGTATCTTCGTCTTTAGTATTCTTTAATTCTTCAGTAAACCTAGCAATATCATTATTTAATGCTTGTTGTTCAAACTTTAATTTAGTTACACTTCCTGAAGCTAGTTTTATTGATTCATCTAAGAATTCAAACTCTGAATTAAATCGTCTTATCTCTTCTTCGTCAAATACTCCATTAACACTCATTGCAGTTAGTCTGCTTAGTGTTCTATCTATGGTATCATCAGAAAATGAATTTAATAATGATGCAAAATCTTGTGATAGGCTTCTCAATACTTGATTAATAACACCGTCCCCACTTTCTATCGACAAAATAAACTTATCCCATGAAGCAGAAAGTTTATCCACATCACCAGCTAGTGTATCGCCAACTATTCCTGCCGTTTGCGCTGCTGTTCCTCCAGCGTTTTTTAACCCTTCCTCAAACTTCGCTAACTCTTCAGTATTTGTAGCCAATGTAACAGCTTGTGAAGCTGCCTCTACTCCGAATAATTTTACTGCCTCCGTTAACGGGTCAACTGAATTTCTGATTTGGCTGAACGCTTGGTCTAAACTTAGCCCTTGTTCAGATACTTCAATAAATATTTTTCTTAGCGCTGTTCCTGCTTTTCCACCTTCAAAACCAGCATTAACCAATACCTCTATTAATGCTGTAGCTTCCTCAATACTACTGCCAGCAACTTTAGCAACTGGTGCTACTTGCGACATAGCATTACTAAAAGATTCCAAACCTAAAGCAGAATCATTAAATGACTTAGCCATTATATCAACTACCTTTTGTGTGTCGGTTGCCGCTAGTCCAAACCCATTCAATGTGGCCGCTAATGTTTTAGCCGAGTTTGCTAAATCTTCGCCTGTTGCAACCGATAACTGGATAGTTGCCTCCGTAGCCGCTAAAATATCATCAGTAGTAAAACCTAACTTAGCGAATTCTTCTTGCAGCTTACCTATCTCTAATGCGGAAAACGCACCACTTAAATCAATTGCACTTTTCTTTAGTTGTGTAAATTGCTCTTCATTTGCCCCAGTAACGGCTTTCACTTTCGCCATCTGCTGTTCAAACTCCTTCATTGTCTTAATGCTTGAGCCTAGAACTTGAATAGCCTTATTTAAGGCGAAAAAACCCAAAGCAGCATTAGCCAAAGAAGAACCAATATCTTTTAGCCCATCCTTAAACAATCCAGTTAATCCTGTTGATTTGCGAAGCGCATCGTTTTGTTTTAATAGTTCAACATTGGCATCACGTAAAGCGTTTCTTGTAGCGCCTATTTTAAGATTTAATTCAGCGCGTTTTTTACTCGCCTCTGTTGCCGTAATTATATTATCTTTTTCGGCTTTATTTACTGCCTTTAGTTCCTTTTGAAGTTGGTCTAATCCTATTTGTAAATCATGGATTTTCTTAATGCTTTGTGCATCTCCTTCAATCTTTATTTTAATTCCTATTTCCTCTGCCATAACTATTCACTTAAATATACGTTTTGTAACTTATCATCATTTCCAACAATAACAACAGGCAACCAAATCTTTGTTGTATCTGCTAGTGTTTTTTGAATGTACACTTGTCCGCCAAAGAATTGAACGTTACCATCTTTTATTGTTATTGCATTTGCTGGCTCGCTTTTAGTTCCTCCACCTATTATCACTTGAGCATCAGGGTCGGGTATGTTATTTACACCGTATATTGTTTGATAATACCCTGTTGAGGTCAAACCTACACCCCAAACCACAGAACCCGAACCTTTAACTGTTTGGTTTCCGCTATTGTTTTGAAGAACAGTCGAAGGATTATCTCCAGATATACCAGCATCGTCTAATGGTGGCGGCGGCAAAGAACCCCATTCTTGGTTAATACTTATTAATTGCCCTTTAGTTGATGTTGTTACATCATTCTTTTGATTTGAAGATATATTGCTGTTTATTACTGGCGCTGTATTTATGCTTACAGGGTCAACATTGATATACTTTAGCAAATTAACCTTAATAGTATTCTTTTTGAAATCAAAGTTTTCTATGCTTTCTACAACATAATAACCTTTTAATTCAGAAGGATATTCTAAATATATCGGGTTTCTAAATGAGAAATTGCGTATATCACTACTGTTTAAATCAAAGTACGCGCTTGCTCTCGGCGTGCTTTCGATATGTTTTAATGTTCTACTATAATACGTTGCGAATAGCCCGTCTGCACCGTTCCAGTTCAAATTCATTGGAGCATTCACGTACTCATACGATTCAAATAAAGCTGCTGGTATATTGCTTAATACTTCATTGAAATGTATTTGCGCTGGGTTGCCTGCATAGTCTGTTTGAGTGCCGTAAACGTAATTCAATATTCTAGGCGCAAACTCGGTTGAGAAATCGGGGTATGTTTCGTCTTTATTGTAATGCTTCCAAAACCTAGCGGTAATAGGTTTATCAACACCAGCTATTTTATATCTAGCTTTTCCGTCTATAATGTGCATCGAAGGGCAAAACAAATCTAATTCATAATTAGCTGTTCCTTTTTCAAATCTCTCTGGTAATTCGTGCTTATATTCTGCTAGTGTAAGATTCTTTTCTTTTTCCCATCCTTCAACATATCCATCACTTGAATCTTTTTTATACTTGAATATGAGTTCTTTCGGGTATTGCTCAATATAATCTATCGTGTATTCCTTTTTTAAATCAATCTTATCGCTCCAATCTAAAGAGAATTCGATAGACTTATAAAAGCTATCTCTAGGCTCAATTCTAACAGTTCTATTATTGTTGTTTGTCTCAAAGTATAGGTTAAACATTCTAGTTATGTCATTTATAACATCTAGCAATGTTGTGTCACTATCGTACAAATCAGCAACAGATACTACCGTGCCAGTAGAAAACGTAGATGAAACGAAATAGCTTTCCATCGTTGTTCCAGCTAATATCTTAATTGGTGTACCTAATTCATCACCATAGTTTGTTAGGTTAGGAAAACGCACATCTGTTGTAACATATAAACTTACAACATCACCAGCATCTAAATCAAAGTTATATTCATAATCGTATTCATACGAACCAGCCGAGAAATTAAGCACCCTAGCGTTTACATTTTGCCAATATCCTAGAGCGTTCGGGTGTATGTACGAGTTAAGGCCGTCAATGTCAAAAGGTGAATTATCTTGAAAATCTTGTTGAGTTACATAAATATTTTCTGCTGGTGTTGTTCCCTTTACTACAAAAACGCAAAAGTTGCTTTTATTTACTAGTGACCTATATTTAATAGTTCCTTTCATCTTGTATGTACCAGTGAAAGGCGCTGTATAATAACCAGTGCTAGAATCGTAGTTAAGTTCTTGGTCTGTGATTATACCTTGAAACTTTATTCTTTTGGCTATTAATATATTCTTATTTGGGTTCGGCGTAGTATCGACTGAAAATTGCCCGTAGTCCAATGAATCAATAGTAATATCACTTGTTGTTTTAACTTGTGTAATATTATCTTCTTTCAGTGTATCACTTGGCGCGAATACCCCATTAAATGGAAATATAAGCCTTTCAAATGCTGAAGAATCCATAAAATCAGATTCTAAAACATACCCTAATTGATTCAATCCGCGCTCTACAATGGCTTTTATGTATAAGTCAGGGTAGAAATCTTCTACGGTTAAAGTAGTATCGCTATGGTATTGGCCTCTATTTATTAGAGCAAAAGTAAAATCATATCCTCCTGCATATGTTCCTGCCTGCGCTGCCTTAATATTTGCCTCTGTTAAAGTAAAAGTATTATTTCTAAAATCAATATCTTTTATTTTCAACTCTTCAGCTTCAGTAGCCCACTTTAAATTGTCACCAAAGAATACTATTTCATAACCTCCTACACCGTCTTTATTTATTACCGTCTTTATTTTAATAAAACCACGCTCAACCAATAACCCATCTTCATAAATCGCTGCCTCTTTTCTATCAAGAATGTTTTTTGTTGTTACATCTTGATTTATGTTTTTTATGTTCTGTAATAGCTTGTTATTGTTGTTTGTATTAGGTACTGTAAAAGATGTTGAGAATGTACCAGAACGCGCTTTAATATTGCTAATTGTTGCGCTACTTTTACTTATCTTAAAAGGCGATTGGATAGTATCATCCATATCTAAAGTACCGAGTATATCGTTTACCGTATCTAGTATTTTTATTTCTGTACTCATCCTCTCAACCCTTTTATGCTGTTAGCTATTCTAAATGTTAATTTGAATTGATACACTACCTCTTCAGAATCAATAAGGCTATATGAACTATCTTCTATAATAATAGAATAGTACTCTTTATCAATTTCAATAAAAGCCCTGTTATTTATGTTTATTTCTGAAAGCCATTGTAATTCATCTCTACCTATCGCTTTCGTCCATATTTCATATACTTCCTCTGTATTAGTATTAAAAGAAAAACTACCTACATCTTTTGTAGTAAAACCATTCCTCAATGGTCTTATAGCTATTTCACTTTTTGAATCTCGAGAATATATTTTTCTCCCTTCAAATGTATATGAATCTGTTTTGCCAAATCTATTTTGCCAGTGAATGCGCGTGCTTTCTTCGCATCTATCAACTACTTTATATCCAAAAAACTCACTAGCGCCCAGACCTGCTGTTTGGTTAGATATAAGTATGTAGTACCTATATAACTGGCTCGTATCTATTCCTGCTGCCTCTAAATTAGCCGTGCCTACTGGAAATGTGAAATAGTTGTTACTGTAACCATCAAAAGCGCCTAGCGTGCTGGCATTCCATGTTTTCAATACAGAGTTTATTATCAAACTGCCTACTGAATTGTAACCATATATCTCTATTTTAATCGTGTCTAACGCGCCAATAGTCGGCGTAATACCAAAGCCTAAGAACTCATTCTCATCTCTACCTATTTCTTTTAATCTTGTTGGCGGCTGCGCTGGTGAATCGCTTGCAACTCCAGTAGGATATGAAGTTAAAAACTTCTTCATATTGGCATAGTTGCAGAAATTATCATTTCTTGTATAGCTTACTATTTGACCCACCGACCCAGTAATATTGTACACATCCACTTTACCTAGTGCTGTTGTTGTTCCTTCCTCTAGTAATCCTGAAGAACTTTCTATTATTTCTGTAATACCTCCGTGCATCCATATAGCGCCTACCCTATCTTCATAATTACTAGTTGACGAATCGATGTCTATTAATTTAAAGCCTAGATTGTCTTTTGCTACATCCGATAAATCGAAAGTAAACGTAGTACTATCAATATCGAAGTCATGATAAATAGTAGATGCTAAATTAGCAGATGGATAATCTTCGTTTGTTACATATACATCAAACTTCATTCTAACAATGTTAGCATCTGTACTAGCAAATTTCCATATTAACGGCTTGTACGCGCACGCAGGCGATGTTAACCTACTTTGATATTCTAATAGTACTACTGTCATGCGTTATTTTTATTAAAGTTTGTCACCATTGTTTTTATACTTTTTTCTACTTGTCCGATAGCAAAATCTTCTACCATTTTAACTACCGTATAATATTGCTCTCCTGCCACCGTTTCAACAAATTTAGTTCGGCTTCCTGTTTCACTAAACTTAAATGAGTTCGGCGAAGGAATACCTTCCTTATATATTGTTTGTCGAATAGCGTACGCAATACTTTTTATTTCATCATCATTTGTTGCAAGTCCTTTATCTTCTACCCATTGAATTAAAACTGCAATAGGTACTTTTTTACCTCCTGCCTTTCTACCGTTATTAACCCATTCCGCATAATCTAAGTTAGAGCCTGCGAATATTTCAGCGCCTTCATTTGTAATATCTATCTTGAAATCAATTGAAGCGGCTAAATCACCAGTATTTACATGGCCTTGCCTAACCAACTCATCAACCAACTCCTTTTGAAGTAGCTTACCAATAGATTTAAGTTGTTCGGTTAGAATTAAACTCATGGCTAATAGTTAAAAGTTCCCAAAGTACAACTACTATCTACTTCAAATGTAAATCTGTAACTAACTTGTACTAACTTTTGATTGTGAACATCATTTGCGACAAAACCACTTATAGCGGCTCTATCGACAAGCATTATCGAAGTTGTTACATTTACACATCTTCTTATCACTTCTGCTGTGTACTGGTCTAGTATAGTTTCTAGTTCAGCTTGTTTTGCGCTTAAATCTGTGGTGCTTCTTGTATCATAGTTGTACGTGTTGTACAAATAAACATCTACGTTATACCTCTTCTTGCGCGGTAAGAATGAATTATTTACCTCTCCTCTAGTAATCTTAGGCACAGAATCTACAAGTAACAAAGGAAAAGGCGTGTTAAGTGTTGCGTTAACTTCACTCACACGCTTATACATGAATGATTCTATCGCAGTACTCGCGTTTGCAATAGTTTCTAGTTCGGTTATTATAGTATCAATATTTGCCATATAAATAAATTAAAAAAGGGGGCAAAAATACCCCCTCCTTTTCAAACAAAGGAAAACAAACTTTATTTTGATTTCTCTAACCATTCAGTATAATATTCTTTTGTTTTCAAATTTAACCAATTTTCTCTATGCTTTTCAAGATTTTTATAATTTATTTCTTCACTCGTAACTAATTTATCCTGAACGCCTTTGGTAATTAGTCCGCAACCGCAATCTGTATCTATTACAAACATTGATAAATCATATCTTTCGGCGCGTAGTTTTACCCATGCTTTCCATACATCACCATGCCAATATGTTTGCATACGTGGTACTATTTGACTAGCCTCTGTTAATGGATTGCAGTCGTGAACTAATATTGCGCCACCATCTTCTAGGAAGTCCAACGAGTTCAAAATATCTTTGTACACTTGGTCAGCATGATGCAACCCATCAACGAATATTAAATCAAACTTTTGGTTGTTAGTTTCAAAAAACTTATCGCTAGTGATTTTTAATGTTGCTGGGCTTTTCGGGTCTGGGTCAACGCCTACTTTGTATTCCGAATTGATTGATTCGAAGTTGATGCCATTATTTACGCCAATCTCTAAAAAGGTTTTATATCCAAACTTCTTAATTAGGCTGTTTAAAATCTGTGAACGTGTCATTATTTCTGTTTTAGTTTTTGAATTAATTTACTGTGATAACTTCTGATTGATATACCCATGTACGGTTCGAATAGGCTGCCACAATCTATTTGAGTAACCGTATCGCCAAACTCGTTGTAAATATCGTCTATAAGTACATTGGCCATCATTGAAGCGCAATAGATTAGTACATCGTCTTTATCGATACTTGTTCTTATTTGCTCTAATGTTTCTTTGTACTTTCTCCAGCAATCATTTATAGGCACTTCAATAAATTTATTTACCTTAATGATGTTTTGCTTTTCGTGGCGGTGGTTGCCTACAAATACGATATTCTTTGTGTTTAGCACATCAAAAAAAGGCTGTATTTCACCTCTTATACTTGCTCTATGAAGGCAATCACTCTCTACCCATTCAATATGGTATTTAGCTATCTCATCAGGGTAAGTGTTTTCGGCAAGTGTCTGTAATCCCATATAGTACTTAGGATTACTTTCTACAATCTTTAAAAGCCTATCGCCCATATCGTGAAAATAAGCGTGTCCGTCACAGTTTGCCCCATTCTTACCTAACAGACACGCCCACTCACCGTCCCCAAATCGGCTAAAGCTGAAATTCTCTCCTTTTTCTAGGTGTTCAATAATCTTATGAAGCATATCTTTGAAATATTTTTTTAGTACTTAAATCGGGATAGTTTTCACTTCCTGCCCAATCTTCCCAGTTAATATTGTTTTCTATTAAATCATCAAAGATTAAAATGCCTCGCGCCGCATCATCAGGACTCATGTACATATTCCATCCAATCATCGAATATTCATCATCCCATTGGTTAACATCTAAATTACGACCTTCGTAACGTGCTACAATAAGCCATTTGTAATACTCTTCATTATCAGTTAGAATCATTCCGCCTTTACCGATACAAAGCCTTTTCTTGTGTTGAAACGAAAGAACCATCAACTGCCCTTCTTTGTACATATCCTTTTTAAATGAAACGGCACAATCCCAAATAGGCATTGGCGTTAATTGGTACATTCCACTCCATGTAATATCTTTAAATCGCAATCCGTAACCTGCGTTTAATATTGTCATTGGAACGCTGCAATATGTTCTATTTGGAATTACAACAGGATTTAATGGATTATTTAGCATCCCTAAACATAAGAACAACCCGTCAGTTAGATTGTCAACTGACACCGCATACTTTGCGCCTGTAAACTCTGCAATCTTCTTTTCGAATATGCTTATCGCATCGCGTGGGTCTTTAATGTCGTAACCTTTGTCTCTACACATTTGAATTTCGGGGCGTTCATATCGTCCTTGTCCTAATGGGTATTCAATTTTCTTTTGCTCCATTATTTAATTGCTTGTATGTTTAAACTTATTTGAATTCCGTTTTCTTTATCCATGTGTGGGAAATATGCTTGTGAATAATCATCTACGTTGCAATGTTCTGTTAACCTCCAATCCCATTCCTCTATTGCGCTAAATCCTGCATCCCAAAGCAACATACCTAAACTTCTTTTATCGTAACAAGTAAAATGCTGTTTATCCCCCCAATGGCCATATAAAGCGCCTTTAACTTTTGTTATGTCATCAGTTTTGCGGTATACTTTCACCAGTTGTGCGAAGTCGGGAACTGAAAGCCTTAATTTACCACCTTCTTTTAATACCCTTTTCCACTCTGTTAATACTTCAGCAGGATTTTTGAAATACTCAAATGCGTGTGAGGAATAAATTAAATCAACGCTATTATCAGGAAATATAGATAAGTCGCGAATATCTCGGCAATAATCTAAATGCTCGTAATGGTCATTGTCAATATGTACAAATCCTTCTATTTTACGTTTACCGCAGCCAAGATGTAATTTTAAACTCATATCCTTACTTTATCATCATAATTAAACTCTCCGCATTTCACTTCTATAACCTCGCTATCTTCAATGAATTCATATCCATGACCACCATTAAAGAAAGTAGCGTAATCCCCCTCACTCAAAACAAAACTATTAATTAAAATGGAATCCAAACCATAAACGAGGCATTTTATTTTGCCTTTCTTTACGTAAATAAATTCCTGTGTGCGCGTTATGCTTCGCTCATTGTCTTTGTGGTAGTGGCTGTTTAGCTTCTTTCCTGCTTCATATTTCCAAGTGCCTACTTGTATGTCGTGATGATTAGCAGTAATAAACTGCGTACCTTCTTTAATAGGCTCTGAAATACTAGCAATTGCCAGTAATATTCCGTATTCCTCAAATCTTTGCATAAACTGGGTATGGGTTGTAAAATGAGTACAATTTAATCAATTCTTTTATACCTTCATCCATTGATACGGTAATTTTAAAGCCTTCGTTTTGTATTTTATCGAAGTTAATAATGAAGTCGCGCTTATCTTTGTCGGGCGTTGACGCTTCGATAATCTCAAACTTAATGTGCTTTGCTACCATGTCGGCCAATTCACGCTTACTGAAATTCATATCATTGCTACCAACATTGTATATTCCTTTTAAATGTGCGAAGTCGGTATAACTTTTAATCGCATCTTTAATATGAATAAACGTCCTTTTGCTTGCGCTATCAAATAAAACCAATGTTCTTTCGTACATTGCGCGGTAAACAAAGTCATTCAGCAATAAATCAGGGCGCATCCTTTGAGTAACGCCAAAGATAGTGGCAAATCGTAGCGCCAAAGCATTTTCTTTCTGCATACATATTTCTTCTGCTTGTAGTTTTGTTACTCCGTACGTACTAACTGGATTACAAAAACTAGTTTCATCACATTCAATCCCAGCTTTTCCGTAAAATGATGTTGTGGATGCGTAGATTAGTTTTTGACTTCTACCAAGTAGATTAACTATTCTTTTCGTGCTTTCCACGTTAATCATATGCGCGCTGTTAGGATTGTTTTCACAAGCTGGATATCCGCTAATACCAGCTAAGTGATAGATAATATCGTATTCCTTTAAATCACTTTCTGTAATAGTTCTAATGTCCTTACTTATCGATTTAAAGTTTGGATTAGGTAAATAGGGCATTATTGAACTATGGCCGTACATGAAGTTGTCTAACACAGTCACTTCATGGCCTTTGTTTAGTAATTCTTGTGTGAGTAGGCATCCTTTATATCCTGCCCCTCCTGTGATTAATATTTTCATACTATTTTGAATTTAAGTTCGTATTCTTCGTAAATAGGCTTATCTACTCCTGTCATATCCATATTTGCCCAGTCAATCAAATAACCCTCTAAGTACATTGTATGCAGTTCGTTTTCTCTGTATTGGTTTGATGTGGCGCAATGTGACTTATCACTTACACGGTTAACACTAAAGGAAGTTAAAACAGACAGTTCAGGCGACCTCATCAAAGGCGGAAAACTATCAGCGTGTTTAAACATTGCCGATTCAAATACGTTTGGATTGTCAAAGCGAATAGTGCTAACCATTGGCTTAATCACATCGGTTGAATAAATATGCCCATCGGTAGAAAAAGCATAGTTGTAATGCGCCGTTTTTGTTTGCCTCCAGTTCCATTGCTGGCCGATGTTGTTGTTTACGTTGTGGCCTAGCCTTAATGAATAGCAAAACGTCTTATCACACATCGTTACATCACCTATAAAGCCATCGAAAATAATATCATCATCGCACATGAAGCAAGTATATTGCGTTTTCATTGCCTGCAATATGTTTTCTTTCAGAATAGTTTCTTTAATCCACGTAACTTTAGGAAATCTATCTATAAGTAAATCATAAGATTTAGCGTGCATTTCATCGTGTGTATAAATCACAACATTGTTTTCAAAGATATTGCACCTTACTAAGATTGTTTCAAGTAGAGCGTGAAGCTGCATTGCTCTGTTCTTGCTGAATATTATATTGGTTATTCCTGTAATCATTTCAAATGTTTTTTAATTCTCATTTCGTTGCGAAGTATCTCAAAAGGCATAACGCTATATTTAAAGCCGCTAATCCATGCGACAAAATTAAAAGAAAGCTGGTCACGAATACTAAATCTATTGACTTGCGCCCACCACTTCTCGCAGAATGAATTAACCTCTTCGTTGTGTGTTCTGATTATTACTCCACTTGCTACCATTCCAACGTGTTCAGGCATATATAAGTGTTTGTATTTTGCCATTTGTGCTATTATTATACCTTCATCATCTTTTTGTAGTCCGATGCAAGCATTAGCCTCTTGATATACGCAATTTCTTGTTGGGTGCTTCATTATTGTTAATGCTCGGCCTTTATATTTACTCACAAAGTCATCTAAATTAGATGCTATCTCAATAGACCCATCAACCCAAATAGATAGAACATTTTCATCACCAAATTGTTTGTGCGCATTTATTTTTAAATAGCGCGCTATCAATGAATTTTCTCGTTTGTTTTTCGGCTTTTCTTGTGGGTGATATTGCTCTATTTTCCACACACTACTAACTAAATTAGGATTATTCGTAAAGCAAACATACTCCCATCCTTCAGTAATTACTTTAGGCTCTTTTAAATCATCATACTCGCCAAATATAGCGGTATAACATATTTTTCTTACACCGTCCATTCACCTTCAAATTTAGTGTGGTTAAATAAACACATTGCACCGTTGTAGTATAGTTTTCCGTCTTTCTTTTCGGTCTTAATATCAATAAACCAGTCCGCGCAATGAAACACGCTAGTTAAATCAACTAATTGTAATTCCGTGTGAATAGCTTGGTTAAATATCCATTGCCCTGCTGCATGATGGTCAAATAAATGCATCATAACATCAATCTTTTCTAGGTAGTATTTGCTTAACATTCTATACGTATCAACACGGCCAACTATGATACCAGCGCAATACATTTCCTCTAACCATCCATCGGGAAAGAATTGTTTTGCATACACATTACCAGCCTTAGGCTTTAATCTCCAATATTCCTCACGTAGCGTTAATTTATAGCCAGACTTACTAGCGCCTATTTCTCCTGTTTGTAAATTGTCAAGTGCTGTTAGTTCGTCAATATCGAAAGGACGCTGCAATAACATATCGCTGTCGGTGTGAATGATTATATCATCATCATTCCATTCGAAGTATGGAAGGAAATCGCCACCTTCTAAGCAAACATAGAACTTTCTATTGTGTGGCCAGCCTCTACGGAAAGAAGGTAGTTGTGTTAATTGGCAGGTCGCATATTCAATCCAATCTTCTTTTTTTTCAGGCATGAAGTCTATACACAATATTCTTATCTTACAATCCTTTGCGTACTTGTTTAGTGAATACAAATACTGCTTTGCTTTTTCGTGGTAGTCTTTAGTGTGTGCGATGACGATATATTTCATAGTAAATGTTCTTTTCTTTCGGCTTTTCCACCTCTGTACCAGTGATAAAGGTAAACGCCATTCATTAATAATATCTTTTCTTTGTGTCTTTGTGCTGCGTAGTGCAATTCATTATCTACCCCTAACATTCCAATACCTTCTTTAAATCCTCCTACTTTCTCCCACACCTTTTTTGAAACCAACATAAGAAAGCCACCTAGATAATTACCACCAATCGGAGGGGTTGATACTTCCGTACACTCATCGTATTTAGTAGTAAAGAGTTCGGTTGCTTTCTGTATGTGTTTGCCCATGTCTAGTTCGTCCCACATCTTAGTCTCTCTTTGCCATTGGCAGCCTATACGGTTCGCTTTAGCTACAAATATACCGCAATCTTTATTCGCGTTTACAATGTCGATTAACTGCTTTCCGTAGAAAGGCGTTAAGAACATTGCATCGCGGTCAATAAAACAAGCGTAATCATCATTAGGAATTAAGCGCATGAAATCATTGTACGCTTTCCCTAAATCCTTATCACTACTCCACGGTATGTTGTACCAAATATTCATTACTCAGGCGTTACAGGCGTGAATTCAATTTTACTTTCGTTAATAATTGCACCGAGCAATTTAAAATCGTTTCGTTGTTCTTCTATTTTAGAATATCCTTTGCTAAATCTATCAATTATTCCGCTGCGTAACTTACTGTTTTCGATTGTCATCGGCGCTGTTCTAACCGCTTTAATCATTGCTGCCATGTTAGCACTCATGTATTTTAACTCTGCATTTCTACGGCTCATTTCTTCGTGCAAGTATTCAGTTTGCTTTTTATTGTGAAGTAAATCAATTTTAGATTGTCTTTCAATGGTGAATTTATAGTGTTTGTCTAATAATTCACATTTTTCTAAGTGTGATAGTCCTTCTTTTTGCGATTCATCCATTAATATATCACAGTAAGTATCTAAAAAAACAATCCTATTTTCTAGTGTTTGAATTTGATTCTTAACGTCGATTAATGTTTGGGCGCTTGATTTGTCTTGCATACTATTTTATTTTAAATGATTTATGTGTTGCTATTAGTGATGTATCTAATATTGTTGTTATTCCTGCGCGTTCTGCGTCTAAGTACCAGTATGAATCTGAAAATGCAGCAGGAAACTGTTTATCTATTCTAAATGGAATTTCTTTTAGTACCGATGTTTTGAATAAGGTGCAACCTATGCCAGTTCCGTAAAGCCTAAAATCTTCACCTATTTTGAACTGCTTAATATCTTTTATTTCACCCGTCCAAACGGCACTGCTTACATCTTCCTCTAAAACCTTTGTTGAGGTTCTTAGTTCGTTTGTTGGCATACCATGTAAACAAACGCTATGCTTTCCTTTCTTAGTAATAAAGTATGTAATCGTGTACACATCCGCACCACCGCAAAGCATATGCTCCATAATATTGGCGGGAACAAAAACATCACTCTCTAACATAAACACATAATCATAACCGCCCTCTATCGCAACGCCTCTAATAATGTTTTGGCACTCTGTAATATACTCAATTGGGCTTCCTTTTGGCTTATGGTGAATACATCTAATTCCAGCCTCTAAAATCTTATGGTGATACTTTTTATCTTCGCTGTTATCTACTAAAAGGATATCGTAATTAGGATAAGTAAAGTTCCTCACTTGTTCGGCGTACTCATCAAAACAATAGTCTTTTAGATTTGATGTTGGGGCTGCTACTAATATTCGTGGTATCATTTATTTCTTTTTATATTCAAGTTCCATTCGTTCGCTTTGTAGTGTACCGTCCGCAATCATCAAAGAAGTGTAAAGCATTATTTCGTAGATATTTGTTTTCTTAACGCTTTCTATTGGTGTTAATCCTTCTTTGTTGAACATACCCTTTTCCGCTATTTTGTACGCTTCTATTTGCCATGATAACTTACTTACAATTCGTTCGCTAATGCTTCCAGTTTTGATAGGCTGTTTGCCTCCTTTAAAGATATTTGCAAACCGCTTAACAATTTCCAATTGGAAAGAATAAAAAAAAAGTATGCCGCCCAAACATCATTCATTGGAAGTTGTTTAAATAACTCCTCTCTTTGGTTCACTTTTTCTTCATCAAACTCTTCAATTACTTCCTTTTTATTCCAAAAGTAGCCTACTTTAATCTTAGGACGAAATAAAATAGCTGTTAGCCTCGATAGTTTGCTTAAATCTCCTTTCTCATTGAACACATCGAATAACGCGCTGCTTTCCATGTATTCTTCGTACGTTCCTTTAGCAAATAGCTTTTTAATTCCTTTGGCACTTGTCACGCTTTCGGGTAGATAGTACTTCACTCCTTTGAACTCGATACACTCATTTATTACTATCTCGTTTTGTTGAGGTTCATACATAAACTTTTGGCATAACTTAAAAAGCGATGTGATGTTATCACCTTCTTCATTTACCAACACCGTTTTATTGAGAATGTTTTTAGGAATGTTGCTAAATATTTCAATCCATTCCTTCTCGAACTTGATTAGTTCTACTTCTTGTTCTTTGCTGAATGAAAACTCATCGGCAGAATAGAAGAACTTTTTAAGTGATTCGCTTAGTTTTTCTTTAAGCGCATAGCCTTTTTCAATATGCAATATCGTAACGTCTTTCCAGTCGCTACAAACATTATACTGTTTTTCGTTGATTGATACTATAATCATAGCTTCATTAAGGCATTACGCAAATCCTTTTCAACTCCCACGAACTTTACGTACTCACCCGCTCTGTTTTGCTTAATGGATTCTATTTGCTTTAGACTAGCCTCGATGTGCTGTTTGACCGTTAAAGGCTTTTCTTTTTTATCGTTTGCCATATTTTATTCCGTGTTATGGAACAAATATATAATTTTATTTTTATAAGGAGCTTATTGTCGCTCTTTTTTTTCTTACTTCAAAATAACCACGCATTATTAAGTTATCTAAACTGTCAGGTGAGCGGCCAATAGCCTTCTTAATTTCTTCTTTAGGGAATAACGCAATTTTCCCTTCACTATCATTTTCCTTTCTTTTAAGCCATCTTAATTCCTCTTTTACTTTGTCTTTATCTGGATGAACACCAATCATTACATTTTTAGTATTGGCCATCTTAGCCGATATAAATGCGCATTGTGTTTTAAGATTCTTATAATTGTCGATGCTATGCTCTTTTAGTATTGTTGATTCGATAGGTTTTGAATTGGCAATAAATCCTTCACATCTCAATATATCCTTAACACCTCCACCAACACCATCTTCATCGACAATTACCCTACTCATTGGTATTTTATTATTGGATGCTAGTTTTTTAATGAAGTCCGCCGCTTCTGTTATGCTGTTTTTCTTCATTATGTACACTGCTTTCAACTTCCATCCTGCCCAGTGCCATACCTCCGTTGTATCTTTACCAAACCTCGCAATGTCGGCTGTGATTAATTCCTCTCCATCTATAACGTGTTCATTTGTGAAAGCATCTGAAATGCTATCCTCATCAATGAGTGCCATCGGGTCATCATCGTATTCAAAATTACCATAGATAAGCCTTTCAATTGTTATTTTATCGGCTGTTTCTACAATTCCATTAATATAGTCGAATGCTTCAGGAGATGGATTATCTTTCGGCAATGCTTTTACAAACTTGTATGATGGCTTTAAGTTTCCATCTATAAACGGTTTATAGTATCTCGAATACACATGGCCTTTAGACGGGTTGAAACATTCCAACATTTTAGCTTTGATATTGTACTCTTTATTCCTCCATCTACCGCAACGAGTAAATAATATCTCTATCGCTTTATACTCTGTTTCACCGCTTTCATCTATCGCGCATCCTGTTAACTCATAACCTCCAAACCTTTGATATAACGGGTCGCTTGGTTTATACGCTGTATCTATTAACAATATCTCACTATCATTAAAGAACTTAATTACGTTAAGTTGTTGGTTGTAATTATAATGCTCACCTTCTTTTATTCCACTTTCTTGAAACACTTTAAACAACGTCATTAATGTTGTTTTCTTTAGCGTGGTTAATTCTCTTCTACCTAATCCCCAACGAGTATTTGGATATGCTAGGCAGTTTATTAGATGATTGTAACAAATTAGATACGATTTACCACCAAAAGCAGCACCACCATAACCGATAAAGCTGGTTTCATGGTCTGTTAAATATTGGTATGCTTCCCATTGTTTACGGTGAGGCTCAAACCTAATATCAGGCATCGGTTGGTTTTATTATTGTTATTGTCGGAGGCGCTTGTTTTATTTCATTGCCTGCGCTAGTTACATCTAACTTATCACCGTACTTCTTAGGCTGCATTTTACCTATCATCCATTTGCGCGCATCAATACGAATCTTTGTTCGTTCTATAACTTCTTTATTACTCTTTTGTATTTCTACGCCATCAAGTTCTAATGTTTCAATATCATTATCTTTATTGTCGGCTATTTCAAGAATTTCCTCGAACATTTTGTCAGCCCTTACCTCGCACGCGCGCGCGTACCGTTTCGTGAGTTCTTCGCTATCATGAATCAACTTATAGAATGTTTCGCTAGACATTATGCCTAAAACGGCTTTTCTAAGTGGCGTTCCTTCCTCTATTAGTTGGATTATTTTATTAAATGAATCTATGTTGTTTTCTGCACTCATAAAAACCTTTTCGCTTCCAATTCACTTATAATTCGTTCAGTAGCAAATATATAATAATTTTCGAACTCTTCAAACCCTTCGTTGTTGGCTTGGTGGCATCTCCATAATTCTTCTCTAATCTTCTTTGATTGTGTCTTTCGTTTATCTGTTGCTTTAAGATTAACCTCATCTAGTGCTTTCAGTTCTTGTTCGGTTATGTTTTCCTCTCCTTTAAAGT